ACTTGCGCTCTTGACCTTGCACAGCTTAATGACAAATTTTCTGTTATTGAACTTTTCGGCAAACTTGCCAACATAGGCGATGACATTTCCGATGAGTATATCAGTAATACGGGAAATTTCAAAAAGTTAGCAAGCGGAAACGAAGTAAAAGGCGAAATCAAGGGGGTACAAGAACATATTTATTTCAAATCCTATGCGAAATTGCTTTATTCGGCTAACAGCATCCCCCGCATGGGTAAGGGCAGAGACACGGCGGCATTGATAAGCCGTTTCATTTTCGTGCCGTTTTTAGCCTACTTTGACCCGAAAGACCCAAACTTCAAGCCCTTTATCATTGATGATTTACTTTCACAAATTGCGATGGAATATTTGATTGTGTTGGGTATCGCCGGGCTGAAACGGGTTTTGTTGAATCGTGGGTTTACCGAATCCGCAAAGGTTCAAAAATCCATTGAGGAATACGAAGAAACGAATAACCCGATTTTGGGCTTTTTCAAAGAAGTGGATGCAGGGGAAGAAATCAAAATCGAAAACGAACCGACCGCCGAAGTTTATAAGCGGTATTGTGAATATTGCCTTCGTGGCGGCTTGCAACCGATGGGAAGTGTAGAATTTTCAAGGCAAGTTTGTAAGCATTACGGATTTACAACGAAACCTAAGCGGGTACAGGGTAAAGTAATGAAAATTTTTGTAACTGATGTAACTGATGTGTAACTGATGTTTTGGGCGATCAGTTACATCTTCAAAGCCCTATAAATACAGGGTTTGCGTATAGGTGTAACTGATGTAACTGATTATTCTTTATATTATAAATAAATATAAAAATATATATGGGGGGGGGGTATGTATACCCCAAAAGCCTATGAGAATATCGATTTATCAGTTACATCAGTTACAAGCGCATAAATACAGGGTTTCGAAGGGTTTAACATCAGTTACACCATCAGTTACACCAAATTGAAAAGGGGGAATCGGCGATGAATGCCAAAAATTACCTAAAGCAAGTCTTTTTCTTGAATCAACATATAAATGATAATATTTCGGAGTTAGGGCGATTGAGGGGGCAAGCATATTCGATAGGGGGCGTTGAAGTTTCAAAAGATAAAATACAAATGGGCAGAATATCCGATATTGTCGGTGATAACGTTCCCGCAATCGTTGACCTTGAAAACGAAATCAACACGCTAATTGATGATTTGAAAATTAAGCGTGAAGAAATACAGACAATGATTGAACGGATGCCCGATGAACGATTTGTTGCGGTATTGCGAAAGCGATATATTTTCTTCAAATCATGGGAAGAAATCAGCGTTGATTTGGGGTATACATACCGCCATACAACACGGTTACACGGCAAAGCATTGCAAGCGTTTGAAAGGGTTTATAAAATTTATGTCCTTGAATGTCCTATGAGAAGTGTGGTTTAATGTATGTAGGAAATTACGCCGAATTGACCCGAAAGCGAACCCAAAACACGAAAGGGGGCGGCAAATATGGGGAAATTGACCCCGAAACAGCGAAGATTCGTTGAAGAATACCTAATTGACCTAAATGGTACGCAAGCCGCCATTCGTGCGGGGTATAGTCCAAATACAGCTAAAGAGATAGCTTCGGAAAACTTGACAAAACCTAATATTGCGGCGGCTATTGCTAAAGCTATGGCAGATAGAAGCCGCCGAACAGGGATAACTGTTGACCGCGTGCTTGAAGAAATTGCCAAAATAGCATTCGTCAACGCCGCCGATATAATAAATGTTGACGGTTCGGTTGAATGGAACGCAGAGCGGCACGACACGGCGGCGGTACAATCGGTAAAGGTGAAAACCATACCAGCCGAAGATGGCAATATTGTGGAACGTGAGGTTCGACTTTACGACAAGGCGAAATCGCTTGAAATGCTGGGGCGGCATTTGGGATTATTCAACGACAAAATGCAGTTGACCCATTTACAGCCGCCGACCTTCGTTGATGATTTGACGTAATTAATAACACGTTAGTAACAAAATCGACTTGAAGCCTCTAAAACATGGGGCTTCATTTTTATTGTGCGGTGATTTTTAAATGAAATATCAACTATCCGATGTAATCGGAAAGCACTATACAGATTTTTGGCGATTCAAAGGGCGTTATCGTGTTTGCAAGGGAAGTCGTGCAAGCAAGAAATCGAAAACAACGGCTTTGTGGTTTATATACAACCTTATGAAAAATCCGCAAGCAAACCTTCTTGTTATCCGGAAAGTTTTCCGCACATTGAAAGATTCGTGTTTTACCGAATTGAAATGGGCGATTAACCGTTTGGGCGTTGCGGCATACTGGAAGATTACCGAAAGTCCCCTTGAAATGACATATATACCCACGGGGCAGAAAATTTATTTTCGCGGGCTGGATGACCCCTTGAAAATTACGTCAATCACGGTTGAAACGGGGGCATTGTGCTGGGGTTGGATTGAAGAAGCCTATGAGATAAGCAGGGAGGCCGATTTTGATATTTTGGATGAATCCTTACGGGGTATGTTGGCCGATGGGTTGTTTTATCAATGGACGTTGACCTTCAACCCGTGGAATCAATACCATTGGATTAAAAAGCGTTTCTTTGATGCCGCCGAAACCGACCCCGATATTTTGGCGATGACAACCAACTACATGATGAATGAATTTCTTGACCAAAAGAGCATCGAAGTTTACGAAAAAATGAAAATCCGAAACCCGCGCCGCTATAATGTGGCCGGGCTGGGTAATTGGGGTATTGTCGAAGGCGTAATTTTTGAAAACTGGAAAGAAGAAGCATTTGATGTTGACGAAATTCGTAATCGCGAAAATGTACGTTCGGCGTTTGGGTTGGACTTTGGGTATACCAATGACCCTTCTGCCCTCTTTTGCGGGCTGATTGATACAAAGGCGAAGCGGCTATGGGTTTTCGATGAAATGTATGGGTATGGCATGAGCAACGAAGCCATATTTGCAGAAATATCCAAAATGGGGTATGTCAAAGAACGTGTCAACGCCGATTCAGCCGAACCAAAAAGCATTGACCGCCTTGAATTGCTGGGAATGTTCAATATCCGCAAAGCCCGCAAGGGTAAAGACAGCGTAAAAAATACAATCGACTTTTTGCAGGATTATGAAATTATCGTGCATCCCCGATGTGTGAATTTCCTAACCGAAATCAGTAACTACACATGGGATGAGGATAAAAGCGGGCGCAAGATAAACAAGCCGATTGACGAATTTAATCATCTTATGGATGCCATGCGATACGCCGTTGAACCATACGCCCGCCCGTTAAGTTTTAGTTTTGATTAAACAAAATAAAAGGGGTGAAACCTTGTGAGAAAATTTAATTTCCATACCGATGACAGCAACCTACTTCGGCAAGGGGTAAACCCCAACGATACGGATTTTCTTGAAAGGGAAATTCGGCGTTTCCTCAATTCCGAACGCCGCCGCAATATGATAATCGGTGAACGCTACTATGACGGCAAGCACGACATTTTACACCGCAAGCGTGAAATGATAGGGGCAAACGGTGAGTTGGAGGAAGTTAAAAACCTTCCCAACAATCGGATTGTGGATAACCAGTACAAGAAAATGGTTGACCAGAAAGTTAATTATTTTTTGGGGCAACCGTTCACGGTACAAAGCGAAAACGCCGATTACAACAACATTTTGCAAAGCGTTTTCAACCGCAAATTCCTTCGTTTGCTGAAGAACGTGGGTGAAAACAGCTTTAATTGCGGGTTGGGCTGGTTGTTCATGTATTACGATGAACACGGTGAATTTACCTTTCGGCGTTTCCGACCCTATGAAATTATAGCAGGCTGGGGCGATGATGAGCATACCCGCCTTGACTATGCAATCCGCATTTATGAGGTTATAGATGATGCCGCACGGGGCGAAAAGATAATTCAAAAAGTGGAAGTCTATCATTCGGATGGAATAAGCCGCTTTGAATTTGACGGTGCGAAATTGCGCCCCGACCCCGACTTCCTGCCCGTTGAACCCTACTTTACGATTAACGATGAGGGGTACAACTGGAATCGGATGCCGCTAATTCCCTTTAAATACAACAGCAAGGAAATTCCGCTAATCCTCAATGTCAAAGTTTTACAAGACGGCTTGAACACGATACTTTCTAACTTTCAAAATAACATGGAAGAAGATAGCCGCAACACAATTTTGATTATCGTAAACTATGACGGCGAAAATTTGGGTGAGTTTCGGAAAAACCTTGCAACCTTCGGGGCGGTTAAAACTCGAAGCGTTGACGGGGTAAAGGGCGGGGTTGAATCCTTACAAATTGAGGTAAACGCTGCCAACTATCAAGCTATTATCAAAATCTTCAAAGATGCGATAATGGAAAATGCTATGGGTTACGATGCGAAAGATGACAAGCTGGGGCGGCAAGCCAACCAAATGAATATACAATCCATGTACAACGATATTGACCTTGATACTAACCGTATAGAAATGGAGTATCAAGCATCGTTTGAAGATTTGCTATATTTCATCAACTTGCATCTTGCGAATGTCGGCATTGGTGATTTTGATGGTGAGGATGTGGAAATCATCTTCAATCGTGATATGTTGATGAACGAAGGCGATATTATTGACAATATCCGAAAATCCGTTGGCTTGTTGAGCGAAGAAACCCTAATCGCACAACATCCATATGTTGACGATTTGCAAGCCGAACTTGACCGATTAAAGGCTGAAAAAGATATCGCCAAAAAAGAAGCTGAAAATGCACAATATGGCGGGGCTTTTGGTGCTTAAATTCAAAAAGCGGGCAACGCATCGCCGCCCGCTTGAAGTAAACTGTATAAATGCAGTTTACCAAAATTTCGATGGCCTGTCAAGCTATTTTTTAAGGTGGTTCAAAAATGCGAAACGCTGAATACTGGCAAAAGCGGTTTGATGCTATTGAGGAAATGACAACGGCGGCGGGCGAAGTCATTATCCCCAACATGGAGCGCATTTTTTCGAGCGCACAACGGAATTTAGAAAACCAAATTTCGGGATGGTATACTCGCTTCGCAACCAACAATCAAATTGACCTTCAAGAAGCCCGCCGCCTTTTGAATAGTAACCAACTTACAGAATTTCGATGGACGGTTGATGAGTATATCGCACACGCAAAAGCAAATACCGTTAGCGGTGTTTGGAGTAGACAGCTTGAAAACGCAAGCGCACGAATGCACATTTCCCGCCTTGAAGCCTTGAAACTACAAACGCAAAATACCCT